TCTCTAGCCATAGTACCAGCATCACTTGCTTCCGTATTCGTATTAGCGAAGTGAATAAAAACTTTTACTTTAACATTGTCATATACTGCCATAATATCTCCAATTTAATTTTTTTTAGATTCGGGGGCCATCCTTTATACGACAGCCCCCACAGCTCTAATAACTGCTAACTTTATTTGTTAAGTTTATGATGTAGTAACAGCTCCATCTTTACCAGATTGACCATTTAGAAACCAATGTCCACCATAAGCGTCAAGTTCTATATAGTCACCTTTCAATGCAGATGTTCCTATGATAACATTAGAAACACCAGTTGCACCATCGGCACTTGAACCGGGGCCATCATCGCCAGTATCTACTTCTGTTTCATTAACTTTACCAAATACAATCGCACTACCAGCAGCAAGAGTTATTGCTGCGGTGGGAGTGTTTTCCTGTACCCAGAATTTATAATTAACACCATCTTCAATATCAGCACCAGTTGGCAAAGTAATTGAAAAAGCACCACCAGAAGATTCTAGATAAAACTCTTTTCCACTATCAGCTTCGGTAAGAGTCCTTGCAACTCCTACAAGTTCTACTTTTTTCTTCCAGTCACTATGTTGACTATTTTTATTTAGATAATCACTTCTCATTTTACACACCCTCCAAATTAATCAAAGCATGAGTTTCAGGAAGAGAAACTTCAAGACCTGCTTCTGTAAGAATCATGTCTTTTCTCAAATCTTCATCTGCTGCTTGAACATTTGTTTGGATAGAGGTATCTCGATTAATACCATTACCAACAAGAGGTCGGTAAGATACATGGTCTAAATCAACCATACACAAGAAACCAGCTGCCATACCCCTAAATAGAGGTTCTTTAACAAGAGAGATATCGCCATGAACAGTCTCAATTCTCATCACACGATGTCCGAATGAACCTTCACTTTTCTGGAAGTTGTAAGCCGCAGCTCCTGCATCAGTCATATTGAAAGAGTTATCAATAAAACCACTCAGTTTGTTAAAGTGTGAAATTACAGGAAGACTAGCTAATGCTAGTTTTGATGTACTTCCACCCCTTGCTGGGTCAAATATAACTTCAAAATCAGAAAGTAAGTCATCATAAGTCCATTGTGCGGCTGTATTAGTTTTTAAGTAAGCCTTGTCTTCTGTATAAGACATTTGACTACCATCTACAACTTTTTGAGATTGTGAATTTGCAATAATATGACCTGCAATACCATCAGTATAGTTAATACTGTTAGCACTACCACGCATACCAAATAACATCGCACGTTCAATGTCAACCTTATGTTCTCTTAGTTTAAGATTCCAGATACGTTGCCATTCGTCAGCGTATCCACGATAAACTTGTGCACGAGCTGTATTGCTCATTTCACAAGCTGTTTTAAAAATCTGAGTATATCCATAGTCATGGTCTAATTTTTGAGACCATACGTCTGGAGCCCCAGAACCCTCTTCAAATGCAGTTCCGATAACAGTACACTTTGTATTATTGTCCACAGCCGTGGTAGAACCACTAGCTGCAGCAATAGTAGTTGCTGACACTGTTGTTACAGAAGAAGATGTTTGAACAACACTATCCAGTCGAACAGTACACCACTCGGGGTCTCCTGTGTTTTCTGTATCGTCATCTTCACCGATAGAAACAACCATACCGGGAATAAGCCATGCGACATTAGCCCCGCCTGATGTATCAAATGTTATTGATGTTGAACTTCCAGCAGCAGCAACTGTAACAGCCGCTTGAGCTAGAAATGCTCTATCAGTAATTGATACTTTTGTTCTATCTTCTAAAAATCGAAACTGTGAATCTGAAGTAGGAACTTTTGCTACTTTAGACAGATATACGAAAAATGGAGACTCTTCCGGGGCTAGTTCTGCAACCCTATCACTAAAGTCGAATAATCGTCTTGTGTGAAAATCAGTATTAGATGCACCCGGAGTCCTCGCGCCATTTGCCGATAAACTGCCAGCACTATATGTTGCCATATTCAGTACTCCTTAGTTTATTTTTATTATAACACATTACTCCTGCTTCCCGCTTTCATTATGGAATCCCACATTGCGTCCTTTTCGGACTTTGGTTGATTGGCCTCTTGGCCCTGTAGAACTCCTGCAGTACGGGGAGCCTCTCGTGCGGCCTTAACCGCTTCGAATGAATTAGGAGTTGGCTCACCTGATGGCAAAACGGCAGATTGTTGATTACGTGTCTTGAAAACATCAACTAGAGTATCCAGCGTCATGCTGCTACCCGGGTCAGTTGACCATTCCATAAATTCACGAACCTCTGATTCTGTCATCTTATGAACCCCTCTTAAATCATTCATTGTATTATTAATCAGCATTTGCTCTTGCATTTGAGCGTTTTGTTTACCGATTGCCTGATTCACAACTTCATGCTCCCTCTGTTGACGAAACTTGTAGCTCGCTGATTCAGGTTTATAATACGCATCCCAAGGATTAAATTCATCCTCAGGCAATGAAGATGTATTATCAACAACTGGTTGTCTCTGATTGATGTTGTTAGCTATATGTTGCATATCCTGTTTCATCTTATCGTTCTCAGATTTCTGTTTGTCATACATTGACTGAAATTTCCGAGTTTCATTTTCCCAATCTACCTGATATGTTTCACTTTGTGCAACCCCATGGTCAGCAACAGGGACATCTTCATATCCAAGTTCTTCGCTAAAACCAGTATCTTCTAATACTTGACCTTCTATATTGACTTCACTCATAACTTTCTCCTCGCGATATCCTTAAAATTTAAGGAATAGAACCGATACCTTCTCCAAATTCTTCAATTTGGGGTTTCAATTTTTCCATTTCAAGTTGTACCGCACTAGTAAGTTTATTTGATTGTACTCGCCTATCGGCTTTCGCATCAGACTGCACCTCGGAAAGCTTGGATTTAAATTTCTCAACTTCAACCCGTTTCCTGTCAGATACAGACTCTCTTTGCGCTGTTTGCAAGTCTCCTTGCAATTCTTTGTTTTGTTCTGAAAGTTGCTGGACTTGACCCTGCAACTGTTGAATCTCACCCATTCTCTGAATAAGACCTTCTTTATCAAAAATTTCTGGATTCTTCTTTATCACTTCTGTCCTATCTATTAATCCCATTTGGAATGCTTCTGCGTATACTTGATACTCAGTCCATTTACTTGTTGGTAGAGTAGAACCCGGTTCTATACTAACGTCATGTTGACCAATATTATGCCTATCCTTTTGAATATCCATTACAGTTTCACTATAATCATCATAGTAATTAGCCATTACTTCATTAACATTATTATTTGCCTGAACTAATCTAAAAATCTTTTTAAATGTATAATGACCTTTTGATAATCCATAAACTACTTGACCGAGTTTTCTAATACCCAACTCAATATCACGTAATTTAGATTTAGGTCTTTCAGCTCCCTGAGCCAGCATTCTTTCTGTACCACGTACAGTATCAGGAGCTTTCTCAGCAAATCCATGCATTAGTTCTGGTAAGCCAAATGTAAAATCTATATAGAACTCACATGACTGTATCAATTTATAAAATTCACCAGCAAGTGGTGTAGGAGCTGGAAAATGTGGTTCACCTTGAGAACTATCAACTTCTATAACAGCATTTGGATTTGACCAATCCTGTTCAAGTTGACTAATGTCATCTACACTACCTATTGGAACAATTAATTTCAGACCCGCAGAAGCCTGAGCATGAGACAAAGCTAATGACCAGAGTTTATTCAATAGTCGTTGCATAGGTCTCGCCCTAGAAATGTCAGACCTCGGATATGGTGTACCACTATAAATATTTGGAAGTGGTACAATAGGATATATATCAGTATTGAGAACTGCTTCGTATAAAACAATTTCTCCAACAGATGCCACTACCGCAATACGGGTCTGCAAAATTTCCTGAAATTGAACAAGTCCACGCTCAAATACACCGGGATTCTCTTCAAGAAATTTCTGAAATTCTTCTTCATTTAATATCATTTCTTCCTGATTATTAACATCTGCAATTAAATAAAAAGGAATTTTTGTTTTATAAAATCTTTCTAATACCTGATATTTTTCCTGATATGAGTTTTCTAAATCTTTAGATTCAGCAGGAGTCCAAGTTTTTTGTTGATTACTTTGTTGAGATGATGGATAATCTTCATCATCACTATAACCAGATATATTTTCTAACAACCCTTCTTCCATTTCTCCAGTTTCAGGGTTTTGTTGTGGCCCAATCTCAGGATACATACTTACAATTTGTTCACCAGTTAAAATTGTAGATAGTATAATATTATCAGCATCCTTAAAATATCTATCTCTACTTGTTGATGGAACATAAATACGGAATGGATTAATACTGGTAAATTTTACTTCTCCTTTTCCAAAATCAGACTCAGTATCAATATAAGCATACAAATAACCTAGTCCAGACGAACTATGGTCATGTATAGCTTCCTTGAGTTGAGCATTACCATCAGAGATTTCCCAAATATAACTTAATATAACCCTCCACATCTTAGCAATCTTTACATCTGAATCTTCTCTTGGTATAACTGTAAAGGCTGGAGATGATGATGTCAGCATAGCTTTCAGTTTCTCAACTGCCGGGCCAACTCTGTCCATTGGGACAGCTGCTTGGTTCCTGCTTTCTAACTCATCAACTTCATTATCGCTAAAGTGGTTGCCATAGAAAAAATCAATATCTTTTCTAGCCTCAGTATCCCAATCTGAACGGGCATCACGATATCTACGATATAGCTCTCTGGTGGTCTTTGCTCTTGGGTCTTCTTGTATTTGCATATAAGCTCTACAAGTTAATAAACAATTATAATACTTGTCAAGAGCAAATATAAACTTTTTTTAGCTAACCCTTGCACCAGTAAACCAGTTATATTTTTTGCGGGATTTTGAAGATTTGCCACGTGTATCTATTTCTTTCCTGTCAACTTTGCCGCTTAATGGTGGCTTAGCATAATAATCAGCATAGTATAATCCATCTAAAAGGTCATCATGTTTAGCAAATGGATGTTCAAAGAACTCATCAACAATTTCTGTCATGCTATTTCGAATATACAATTTTTTTGAGTTTACAATAGGGCCAAGTGATGTTTCTAATCTATCTTCCTTCTTAATTCCTGCTGGCGGCCTAACTCCCTTAAAGATGCCGGGTATCAGTCTTCTATCTTTTGTAGCTATTCTTGTAACCATATCACGAACCATTTCCTGAGCAGCTACTGTTTCTATAGTAACTCTTTTAACTGGAGAGTATTTCTTAGCAAGTTCAATAATTTTTTCTGGAACATCAAAGGTAGGTATCCTTTCATGAAAATATTCTAATATATATCTATTTTTGTCTTTATCAATAGCTATTACTATAATAACTTGAAAATCTGACTTCTTTGTAGCTGTAGCAGCAACATCAACCCCTATATACACATTAATTGGAATAAAGTTCCCTTCATCGTCTTCAAGGTATGCAAATTTATCTTTAGATACAAAAGTATGATTATGTTTCTGTATTCTATCAATCTTAAAAGATGCATCAGAAATATCACGGGCATCATTCATATACTCCTGAGCAAACTTATTAACCATACCAGCTTCAATAAATTCTTTTTTCTTAGTATCAAGTTTAGATAATGGGAATTGTTGAGGCCATAATGGTTTCCCATCTTCAATAGCTTTATGGAATGTAACATCCCAAGGATATTTACGACCTTCTTTTTCAGCGTTCTTAACTCCATCAACAATCATTTGTAGAAATGAGTCATAATGGACAATAGTACCTGCTAACCATATCCATCCTTCCCTACCGGGTGATTCTTCAAGAGCAGGATATACAGTAGATACAATCCATTTCTTAATCTCATCCCGTCTTTCAGGTGTTTTAGTATTTAACTCAGATTCGAAGTCATCAAGAATAATACCAGTATAACGTACATCAATCTCAGTACGACCACGTAATCTCTGACTTGTTCCTTTTGCAATTATTCTATCTCCTTTGGCTGAAACAATATCTTTTTCAGTCCATCTATTACCTACAGCATCACCAGCAAGATTGCCAAAGTAGTATTTAATTTTATCATTATACTCAAAATGAGACTTAACATACTTGATATGGTCAATAGCCTGTCCCTGTTCTTCAGCAACCCAAGCTATAAATAGTCTGTCTCCCTGTGGAGAGAACAACATCTTATGTACAATAGCGGCTTTGGAAAGAATAGACTTGCCAAATCCACGAGGAAGTATATTACAAATACGTGCTGCTGGTGCTGTAGATAGAAGTTTATCTGCTACAGTATAATGAAATGGTGGAGATTCACTTTTATTTAAAAAGTCTTTAGGAAGAAAGGCTCTTCCAAAATATATTAAATCGTTTAATGACCTATGAAGTATCTCATCATTGATTTTAGATTCAGATAGAGGTGGAACTATATTAAA